TTATGACCACTTTTATGCTTTCTGAGTTAGGATGCAATGGTGACTGTCATCAAGGAAGATTGCCTTGCACTTGTCAAGAATCTGTCCCCTTTGTTGGCAAAATCAATGAATTAGATAAAATGGACAAGGGAATAGTTAAGCAGGCACAACAGGATGGCATAAGCGAGAATTTTTCCTGCTTTCATAATCGCGAGAAGTAATGCCCAAATGTTTATTCCCACCTGGAGATATTTATGAGCAAACCGCCAAAACGCAATGAAAGACGCAAGGCAAGAGAAAATAAACGCTATCCGTTTAAATTGGTTCCTGTTTTGTTTCTTTCAGGATGCAGTTTGATGATTGGTAACTATGATCCGCTTGAATATGGGCTAGTCAATCGAATAAGAACCGAAGCGCAAGTCTCAGATTGCTCAAAACAAAGCACTTACGTCATATATGTAAGCGCTTTAGAATTAAAGAATTACAGTCAATATTTGCCAAATAATGATCAAGAGATTGCGCTGGTTGATGATCTTTACAAAATAGTTGATCAGCTTTATACATTCAAAAGCCCTAGCGCAGCATATTGCAAGGCCAAATTAAACATAATCGAAACTACTGCTGAGCGCATTCAGCAAACAACAGGAAATAAACCAAGATGAATATCAATGAATTATGGGGTGAGGCAAAAGGATATAAATCTCAATTAGATTCAGGCGCGCTCACTCCTGCAGAATTTAAAGATTTGATTAGTAGCCTTGGGATTGCATCAAAGATCAAAGAAAATGCAGATGAATTTGACAAAAATATTCAAATTCGCGGATATTTGATTGATTTATTAAATTTTGCAGAAACTATTTCGAGCCTCTGATTCGACAGATATTCTGCATTCTTTCGTAATCTTCGCGACACCATACATCGCAAAATCTTCGATCGGCAAGTCTTGCATTGCAAGAAAGACAAAACCCTGTCGTTTTTAAAGGTTGCCGATCCCTTACTTTTTTTATTGCCATTTGCCGATGCAATTCTTCTGCATCCGAAGCATCGTCAAAAATGTCGCTCATGCCAATTTTGAAATAAACATTGCAGCCTCTGCTTCTCTGCGTTTTAACAAGCCAGCCATATGATGACCGGCAGCCATATCCCATTTAATAAACTCTTGCGATGCGCCTTCAAAATCTCCAGCATTTAGCTTTTTCATAAGAGTTGATGAATCTAAATTGCGACATCCACAATTGAATGCGAAGTCCACAAGCGCGTCAAATTCTTCTTGGGTTAGCTCTACATGAACTACCGCATTGACGTTCGCCTCGGCTTGTTTAATGTCTTGGGCAAGGTATTGCTCTGCTTGTTCTTGAGTGATTTCTAAACCTTCTACGACCTTAGGCCCTGTATGACCATAACCAATAGTCCAAGGATCACCGCCACTACCAGGATCAGGATAAGCCACAAGCCGGCATCCTTCAAAACGCTCAGTAAGGTGTAGTCCATCTTTTGAATACTCCATCATTTCACCGTCAAATCGTTATATTTATCAATCACTTCGTTTCGCTCGATTTCTGTGGTTGCGCACGATTTTGCAAATCCGATAAGAAATTCTGCATCTGACTCAAGTAATCTGAGTCCTTCCTTTGGTATTGCAATAGAGGAGGATTCGTTGCCGGAGGAGTTATGGTCGTGCAACCCGATACCGCGATACTGATTAAGTAGCAACTCATAATGAGATTGGAGAGCGTCTTTTTCATTTTGGGCTTTCTGAGTGTCTTGAGCTTGTTTGTTGATGATCTCGGTTTGATTTTTAAGTGCTTGAGTTACTGCTTCGGTTTTTGCTTTTTCTATCGATGAATAATCAATTTCATGCGTAATATATGCACTTCCCAAAGATATGCATAGCAAAATGGCAATTTTTATATATGTCGATAAAAACATTATTTCACCGTCATTTCTTGCATTTTTTCTTGAGTGCGCCCATAAGCAGTAATTCCAAGGATTGCGCCCATTGAAAGGTGAAAGAATCCAGCGCCTTGCAATGTCAAAGGATTCCATTGATTTTGGACAACTCCTTTGCCAAATACTTGCACCAAAGACCAAAATATCGGAGCAATCATAAAATCAAATATGCATACCGACATATACATCCAAGCCATTGCTGGTCGCCATTTTGTATTAAGCCAATTTTGATTGTTATCAGCAACAATCACTTTTTCTGATTCAGATGACTCTGAAAGATTGGCTTCTTCTATCATTTTTTTGTAGTAATGCTATCAGAACCTTTGGTTACTGTGACTTTATCTCCATCCACAGTCACCGACATTGGTGGCTCTTTATCAGCAAGATGATCTAAGCGTTGAATGAGTTGTTGAATAACTGCAAATTCGGGCTTTTCTTCTTTTTCAGTAGTGCCTGAAACCGCATTCATCATATTAATGATGGCCATAATTGCACCGCCAGCCATACCAATAACTGCAGCAATTTTTGAAGAATCTAAAAAAATACTAGCAGCAACACTAATAACAATAATGGCAGTTATATAAGCCAATCCATGTTGACCGATTGATTTGCCAGCGACTTCTTTTGCGCTATCTTGATCTGCCATATCAACCTCTTGGGGATACCAAGCCATGACCGGCAGCCCATAAGTAAACAAGACCAACCAAGCCAACAGAAAGAAGGCCATTTAATGTCCATTTTCCAAATTTAGAAAATTGACTATCAAGCCATTCTTGGAGAGCTTCTTTTATTGCTTCTTTTTGTATTTTAGGATCGATATCAGACATATATTTCTTTAAATTAGCAAATTTGAACGTCAAGAGAAGATATTGCATAATTCTGTGGCCAGCTAACTACTGCATAACCAACTAAAGGGGGAACAGATGTTGTACCACCGCCAACAGAATTTAATTCAGGAGTTAATGTTAAAGCTCCAGCAACACCAGCAGGGCTAGCATCTAATGTAGTTTGTGTTAAATAAGTTTCTTGAGTAGTTCCATTGTAATCTGTGTAAACATCAATTAATAATCTTTTGCTTTTGCGATATTGAAAAGCTCCTGATATTGCTGGATTTGCAGTCATACTAAAATCAATTAATGCGCCAAATACAATTGGAATTTGAACATAATTAACAGTTCCATTGCTTGCAATGGTAAGCCAATTAGTTAAATTTCTACAAATTGGATATAAATATTGGTTTGCATTAAATAAATTTAATGAATTTGCAACAATATCACTTAATATTAAATAATCTCCATAAGTTGCACTATTAATATTAATGTTATTTGAAACATTAGTAGTATTGTTAATAATGCAACCTTGCATTTCTACATTGCAAGCATATCCATTTTGACCAAGTTGCAAAACATAATTTTGAAGATTTTGAAAATTACATCCTTGTATATATGCATTTCCTGAAGAAACTAAAATTCCACCAGCAGTAGTAGATTGAGCATATCCACTATAAGATGAAAGACCTTGAAATACGCAATCATGCATATTTAAAGTTTTATCATTACTTCCAGAGGTATCTAAACGAACCGCAAATCCATATTGATTTCCAAAAGTGCAACCGTTTACATTTACGGACACTCCTGATCCAAATAAAACAATGTAACCATTAAAAGTAGTGTATTGGACGTTCATAAAGAAGTCACAATCTTGTATTTTTAAATTTCTACTATTTGAGGCGAAAATTCCTATTGCGTTATATTTTGGATATTGAAAGCTACAGTTTGTAATTGAACAATCAGAAGCAGAAGTATTAATTGTTATGTTGTAATTTTGATTAAAGAATTGGCAATTATCAACAGCTTGATTATTTGCAACAATACTAATACCTTCTAAACCACCATCAAATTGACAATCATAAAGATAACCACCACCAAGCATTACTCCAAGTCCACAAGCTGAAAACCACATATCGTGAACCATGCCACCTGGAAACTCCAAATCAACGGCTGCACCACCACCGCTAGGGCCACCCAAAATAAACATATTTTTAATTTCAGGTGGTTGATTATTGTATGTAGAATCACTTGTTGGGACTCCATTAATTAATCCCCATCCAAGTTTAAATACGCTATAAGTAACAACACCAAAACTAGATGCATCAATGTAAGAAGCAGATTGTCCAGCACCATATAAGCAATTACCAGCACGAACATAAACTGTATCAGTAATTTTGTATCTTCCTGGAGGAATATAAATTGCGCGATATTCAACAACAGATGAATAAGGAACAGTAGATTGACAAGCATTTCTAAACGCAATTGTTGAATCAGTAGCTCCAGTAGGGTCTGCTCCAAAATCTAATACAGATACTATTTCTTGAAATTTAGATTGCGCAGTTCTTGAAATAGCTCCAGTTTGTCCTTCATCATATCCAATCAATGAAGAACCATTGGGAGCAGAATAAAGAGCTTCTACATCAGAAAGATTTGTTGGAGCATCAGATTCTTGATCCCAAATAAGGTTGTTATTTACATCATAAACTTGTTGACGATATGATCCTGATCCATAAGCAATGCATTGACCATTGGCATCCAATTGAATTGGATTAGTGTTTAGGATCGTTAACGCAGGATCTTGATAAGTATTTTTAAAAGTAGTCGTGCTTGGAATATAGTAATAAACCTTGCCTGAAGCTAAGGGATTACCATTAGAGTCAATAAATTGTTGCTTTCCGTTTGGTAGAATTCCACTCATGTTTGATACCCTCTTTCAGTTCATCCAAGCGCATCCTAAACCATGCGCATTTTTATTTGTTGCTTGTACCTATAACTTCATTATCAATTTCAAAAAAGCCTTTTTATTGGCGCTGAGAAACTGAATTTGTGCCTACCCCGATCATACTTGGATAGAGCAATTCCATCAATTGCGGAGTGACAACAGGCTTTTTCGTCTGAATTGTCATTTGTGTTGGATTCAATAAATGCTCTGTTAAAGCATTGATCACCGCATCGTTTTTGGCTTGCATCAAAGTCTGCCATGCAGATCCAACTCTTGAGCCAACTCCAGCGCCTATCATTGCACCTACTGGGCCACCAGCCATGTATCCAACTCCAGCGCCAGTAGCGCCTGACAATGATCCAGTAGGAAGATGAGATGCCAATAATCCTAGTTTGCCAGGCAATACTGATTCGACCATGTTTTGAGTGACCAAATTTTGAGCAGTATTTGATCCAAGTGAGCGACCTAAACCAACTTTTTGCTGACGCAATAAATCATCCCGAATTGATTTCAAAGCACTAAGCTGATTGTCGGTGATTGCTTTTTGTGCATTTGCTCCTTTTTCACCTTGCGCTTTGGCAATATTTTGAATGGCATTTTGAACTTTTGATAAAGTAATGTTGCCATTTTGATCGGTCAATTTAAGACCTTGCAAATATTTCATGGAATCAATATTGCTTGATTCAGAGCTATATTTGTCCAAATAATTCTTAAAGCCAGGAGCGCCTTGCTCAATTACATTGTCAAGAGATTGCTTAACCTTCATTAATTCGGATGCAGCTTGCACTCCTGAACGATCTGCCATATTCAATTTATCAAGTTTGTCATCGATTGACTTACGGACAGATTGATATAAAACCTCAGGATCTTGTTCAACCTTCTTAGTGACTGTTTTAGCAGCCTCAGTCATTGGTTTACCTTCAGCATTCAAAATAGGCGATGCTGGAGTTGATTTAGTCTCAGTTCCAAGCGAAACCAAAGACTTAATATCGTTCAATGATTTTGAAACTGCTGGACGTTTACCGCCAGGGCCATTCAAAATATCGTCAATTGTATTTAAAACTGGAGTCGAATCTACTTTTTGCTTGTTTGCAAAAAGCACTTGATTGACTTGATCATTAGCGTATAAATTGCGCGCTTCTTGTGCAGCAGCCAATTCTTCAGGAGTTCTAGCAACATTTTGCAAAAGATTTGATCTAGCAGCAGCATTGGCTTGCTCGCGCTCAACAAAAGGAGTTGGGTTAATGTCGCGAATCGTGCGTTGCAAAGTGCTTACACCAGCATTATTGGCAAGTTCAGCCAATGTTGGAGTAGATCCAGGCACAATTGTTTGATTGACCGCATTAATTCCTTTATTGCTTGCAGCTTTATTAAGAATATTTTGAGCGATCTTTTCAGCGCCACCTTGAGTAAATGGATTAATTGCAGAGCCTGCAACATTGCCTAAATATTGACCAACTTTTCCTGCTGCTGGTACTGCCAATGGAATAGCAGCACCAACATAGGCATTAGTTTGAGCGTTTTGAGCAATTTGTTGCCAAAATGGTTGCTCGCCTAAAGTTGGTTGAGTTAAACCATAAAGCGTAGATAATCCTGCGCTTCCTGCAGCTTGACCGCCTAACTTAGCAGCACCTTGACCGAATTCTTGCAATCCTAGACGTGCAGCCAAATTAGCAGCTTGTTCGCCACCTTGGGTAATCATTGAACCGCCACCAGTTGCCAAAGCAGGCAAAACCTCGCCAATCGTTGCACCAGCAAGCGATGCAG